CCGCGTAGCTGGTCCGCGGGGCGCCGTACGCCCGCCCACGGCCGGGTGGTTATCGACGAGATCGAGGACGAGAGGAAGGGCTCGGACGTGGTAGTACTCGCGGCCACGTACGGGCTCCTCGCGCGCGTCCCGCAGCGCCGAGATGATCATCCGCTCAAGCCACGGAGCCACATCGTCCGGGAGGCCCGCGTGGAGACGGACGACATGATCGAAGCCATCCTTGACGTGTTCGCCCAAGCGGCGGCTCGGGTCGCCTGACGTGACTCCGAACTTAAGCACGTCGTTCACTTCGTCGATGACGACGTAGAAGGCATCCCACTCTCTGTATGCGCAGCGTCGGCACAGAGGGCCTCCGGCAACAAGATGCGCTGGAGTCTGCCTAACCTCATGACCCTTCGCGCAGCGCGATCGATGCTTATGGCCCGCGCCCCGGTACGGCTCCAGCGTTACGCCGCCATGGGCCTTGACCAACTCCTCGTACTGGGCTGCACACCTGTCGTGCTCGCAGCGTCGGCACGGGATCCGCTTGCGGGACGTCACCTTGCTCGGCCGGACGCTGATCGCGTGGCCGCCTGGGCAGACGATCCGGTGCGCGGTGTGGTTGCCCAGCCATTCCGCTTCCACGACCGTGCCGCCGTTATCCGTAACCAGGGCGCGAAACGTCTGCCACGCCGCCTCACGATTCCGGCCCACGCAGACGCTGCAGAAGCTGCCAGTCGACTTCGCGTCGTGCGGTCTTGGCGTTGTGGTGTGCCCTGCCGAGCATCTCACTCTGTGAGGCACGATGGCTCCGAGCCAGCGTCCCTCCAGAACGGTCCCCCCGTTCTCTGTGACCAGCCGCTGAAAGGCAGCCCACGCCGCCTGGGGACTAAGCCCCACACACTCTTTGCAAATCCCCTGCCCCCGGAACACGCCAGAGGGCCACGGAGCACATTCGTGCCCATTAACGCACCGGACGCGATGAGGTGCCGCGCTGCCCTTCCACTCGCCGTAGAGCGGCGTCGCGCGCAGCTTTGCGATAGCGGCAAGGAACAGCTCTTCGGCTCTGACTGACTGCGCCTGGCGTCTGGCCTGCTTGGGCACAGGGACAGAGGCTGTCGTACTCTCGGCCATGGGCCGTACTCCTTCTCACACAAGGGGTCGGTCAGGGTCGTCGGTGTTCGCGCACCGGCGGCCCACTCGTATGTAAGGACGTCTCAACTGCCCTGAAAGTTCCCTGCGTTGCACATAAATCCGCAGGTCAAAGAGCTGCGCGCAGGGCTTGCCTCAAAAAGTCGTTCGGCTTCGTGCCGGGATGAAGGGCGTACCGCGCGTACACGACGCGTCCGCCGACCGTGAACCGCAGCACGCCGCCAGGGCGGCGGGGGACGATGCGATGGGGCCTCGTGCCGTAGACGGTAAACAGCGCGGCGGGATGCCGGACGTTCACCACCCCCCGGAACTCGCCGCCCGGGCCGCGCTGGATGGACGCGCGGATGGTGCGGCCCATGCTGCCGGGTGCGAGGCGGATCGCTTCCCGCTCGACACGCTCCACCCGGCGCGTCATGTTCCGGTACACCAGGCCGCCGGGCAGGCGCAGCATGCGTTCCACCCGGGAGCGGTCGAGGTTGAAGCTGGTCGAGACGCTGAACACCATGACGGCCTCAGTTCCGGCCCAGCGCGACGAGTGCCCGCAGCTCGTTGCCGACGCAGCCACCGGACGGTCCTTGTGGGGTGAGTGGGCGGAGGATGAAGTCGACGATGTCCCTTGCGTCGTTCATCTCGCACAGCTTCACTGACACGGCTTTCAGCAGTTCGTACGCGTCGCGGAGTACCTCTTGTGCGGACGTGTCCAGTTCGGCGGTGGTCGGTGATGTGATCTGGTCTTCGGGGTTCGGTGCGCAGCGCACGATCTGGATGATGAGTTCGCCGACTTCGTAGATGGCGTCGCAGTTGCCGGTCTTGCGTATGGCTTGGTCGGGGAAGTTGTCGCTGAGGAAGATCGGGCCGACGGTGACGGCGAGCATGCCGCAGTCGCATTCGTCCCATGCGATCGCACCGGGGACGACGCCGTGCCGGGACGGCTCGACCGTGAGTTCGGCGTACACCGCCTGCTCCAAAGTGGATGCGACGGTGTACCACTTCAACGGGCCCGTGATCACGTCCCTGCCCTCCGCACCGTCGGCCGATCCACGCTGTACACCCGCGAGCGTTGCCGCAGCCCGTACGGATTCCACGTGCTGACGAACATGTCCACCAGATACAACCCTGTGCGCCCCTGCCGGAACAACTCGCCCACATCCGGATAGGAGATCGTCACGCCCTGCCGTACGAGCTGCTGCAACCCCGCAGGCAGCTTGCAGTCCCCACCCGCCGCCGCCTTCGCAATCTCACACGCCAACTGGCCCACAGCCAGAGACGCGCCCTCCGGCAACGCCTCCCCATACGTAGCCGTCACCGACCACGTACCCACCTCAGTGTCATCCAGGTTGAGATCGTTGCAGCGCGGCCACCTACCGCCGTCCGTGCGCACCAACAGCCGGTTGTTGTCGATGCGGTACGCGCCCGACACCATCGGCGTCCCGTCGATCTTCACCTCAACGATCGTGTTCACCGGAGCAGGCAGCCGAACCTCAGACACCTGTGTGCACGAGCAGTCGCCCGCACAAGAACCGCACGTCAGGTTGTACCAAAGCCCACCGATCAGCGCAGGCTGCGGATAAGAGCCCGACGCCCACGGAGGCCCGAAGTCGTCGTAGAACGAACCGGTCTGACACTCACGGGCACACGGCCGCAACGTCACCTCACACACCCCGAACCGCATCCCCGTCAACGCCCACAACGTCTCGGTGGCCATGCTCACGGCCAGCCCGGTGACGGCCGGATTCAACGTGTCAACGTCGCACGTCCACGTCACAGGCCAGTCCGCACACGGGCCAGTGATATCGCCCGTGCCGCCAGGGACGGTCTGCGGGGTTGGGTTGATGACCGGCACAAGTCCTCCTACGGTGCGGCGAACTTGGCGGGCGCCACGATCATGGCCTGCGTCGGGTCGGACAGGTCGGTTGCCGTACGCGTGACCGCGATCCACGCGATGAGCGCGCCGTTACCCACGATGAGCGGGTTCACGACGTGCCCGGACTGGCCGATCGCGTTCACGGCCGCCGACAGACTGGAGTAGGTGGCCTGCCCGTACTGGAACGCCAACTGTGTGGATGCTTCGCCCGTGCCGAACAGCCACAGCCGGTGAATGCTGGACGTGTTGGCGCCTCCACCGATCGGAGTGATGACGCCCCCGTTGTCGAAGTTCGCAACGTCCACCGTGTTGATCAGCGGACCGAACACGGTTCCCGTCGCGGTGATGTACCGGAACTGTGACGGGGACTGAGACGGCACCGTGACGATGTGCGGGCTGTCGGTGAGAACGCCGCTGATGAAATGGGAGAACGCGCGGGCGAACATCTGCCCCGACGACTGGTCGATCATCAGGTTGGCGCCGTTCGCGGTGACGATGTTCCCTGAGATGGAGAACGGACCCAGCGAATCCATCAGATCAGCAAGCTGGTTCGCCGGCTGCGCCAGGATCACCGGCAGGGTCTGCACCACCACGACCGTGCCGGAGAAGAACGTCGTCACCCCGAGCGCGAGATGCGTACGCCGCTGCTCGGGCGTCGGCTTGGTCCCCTGCTGAGTGACGTTCGCCGACGAGTCCATGAGCCACCACGTCACCGACCGCAGCAGCGACGCCGCGTCCAGGGAGACGGTCTGGTCCGCGGTCTTTATCCGCGTCACCGCAGGCTCGGACTGGTCGCCTGCGAGGTAGTCGACGATGTAGCCGTCCAGTGCGCTGATGTCGATCGCCGCAGGGTTGCCCGCGTTCGGGTTGAGTTCGCCGCCCGAGGCGATGCCGGTGGACAGGTCGGCTTGCTCCTGCGTCATGCCTACGCTGACGAGGAAGCTTTCGGTGTCGAGGTGGACCCAGTAGGTTCCGGACTCGGCCCAGAAGGTGAGCACGCCTGCGCCATTGGTGGCTGTCGGGTTGGCCAGCGGGGTGGCGCCTGTCGCATCAGTGAACAGTGATGCGAACGCGGTCGAGCCCTCCGGGAACACCCGCGTCTCAATGTTCGCCGCCAGCGCCCCGGAGGGAAACCAGAACCGATCGCTGTACCGGGCCAGAGCCACACCCAACCCCCTTTCACATCACGTGGTGGTTTCGTCGACGATCAGCCCGAGGTTCGCCAGCGCAGTCAGCAGCGACGCGAGCGCAGTCCCATCAGTGCGTGACCCCGTCACCGTCTGCTGGGACACTGGTGTCACGCCGTGAAAGGCAAGCTGGTCATTGTCGGGGTCGATGACATGACGGACCGCCCCGTACAAGGCGTCGACGTACTCGCGGCGTCCCGCATGCTGCGCGTTCAGGGCGTCCGCCGAGTACCGGTCGTACGCGCGCTGCGTCCCGTCGAAACCAGTACCCGACCAGTTGGAGACGATCAGGTCGGCGCCCGTCGCCTCCAGGTCGAGGGCGCTGCCGCCGCGGCGGAACCGGTAGCCCTTCTCCGTATCGGAAACCGTGAGATCGCCGTCGGATACCCGAGCATTCCCCGTGACGTTGAGGCCACTCAGAGACGCGCTGCCGTCCTCAATCGCAGAGACCCGCTCACCGACACCAGTGACGGTGTCAGAGAGCGTGCTCACATCCACCTGGGTGGCGAACGTTTCGTCGGCGTACGCCCGGTCGCCGTGAGGGTCCGCGACGGCGACATGCGCCTGCAGCAGACTCATGGCCATGGCGACGGCCTAAGCGGCGAGGGTCGTCGGGTCACACGCCACCGTCGGCGGAGCGGTGGTGGTCACGTTGAACACCCAGTGCTCATCCGTATCCACGATCTCACCGGCAGGAAGCCAGTCCGCCCCCACGAGGGTGTCCCACGACGCCGACGCGCCCCGCGTCTCCGCCGTGAACTCCAACGCGGAGCGGCCGAGTTCGATCGTGTACCCCTGCTTCTGCACCGCGCCCACGTTCGGCCACGCGTGGTAGACGTACTGCTGCTGCCCCGACGCATCACACGCCGCGGCGCCGGCGACTTCCTGCCACACCTCCAGGCTGAACCGGTTCGTCGGATTGCCCTCCGCCAGCGCGAAGCCGGTCCCGGTGGTCGGGGTACCGGTGACGAGCTCGCGGGCCGAAAGGATGTAGGCGACCGCAGACACGTTGATCTCACACAACTGCACCGTCAGCACGACCCGCTTCATCGTCGGGTCGTCTTTCTGATTCACGCACGGGGCGCCGGCAGCGTTGCGTTCGAAGAACTCCTCGCCGTCCTCGTACTCCTCCGCGGACTCGACGGAGACGAAGCTGTTGGTGACGGCGACGAGCCCGGAGGCGCCGGTGACGGGGATGCCGCAGGCGTCGAGGGCGACGATACGGAAGTGCGTGCCCTTGACGGGGACGACGCATGTGGAAGTGGCAGCCATGGTGTCTCCCTAGGTGGTGGGCACGCCGAGGTTGAGGTGAGCGCCGATCAGGCAACACTCGAAGCCGAGGACGTACGTGCGTTCGGCGATCATTCGGAGAGTGTTCGCGGCGCGGTCGATGGAGTCCCGCGGCGCATGGAATGCGACGTTGCCCCGGTAGCCGAACAGGCCACCGGTGGCGTAGATCCACGCCGTTCCCGCATCCGGTGTGGTGCCGTCGGGTGCGCTGCCGGTGTAGCCGCCGCCGACGACGACACGGTTGCCTCCGGTCGTGTACAGGGCGCCGTCGCGTTCGGCGATGAGGTTCCAGGAGGCGAAGGTGGGCAGCACTTGGCGTGGGATGTGGATGACGCCTTGTCCGGCGTAGCAGTCGCCGAGGCAGTCCTCCAGGGCGCCGAGTGCGTGGGCTGCGTCGGCTCCGGTCACGCATGTTGATGCGGTCGGCTGCAACAGGATGCTCTGCGTGTCGGATACGTCCGCTGCTGCGGCGAGGTGCGGGAACACGAGGGTTTGTGCGCCTGCGGTGCCGGTCCAGAACGCTGCTTCGAGCTGCTGGTTTTCGACGCGTGCCAGTGCGTCCGCCGCGACCTCGGCCGCGTCGCCGAGGCCGACGGGTGAGCAGTCGAACTCGGTGAACACGGTGAACGGGGTAGCGCCGCGGAATGTCTGGTCGACATTGTCGGCCTTCGCGGCAGGTTCGGGGGGTGCGCCGGTGCCGGTGACGGACAGGCACTCGTCGTACGTTGTGCCGCCGGCCGGGCAGCGTTCGATCCAGGTGACACCCTGCTGCCAGTGCGGATTGTCGATGGACGGTTTCTGTACGGCGTCCCACAGGCCGTAGGGCAGTGGGGTGAACGCCGGTGGGTCGATGATTTGGCGTGCTCCGGCCACCGGCGCTCACCCCTTCCTGCTCACTCGGTTGGCTGCCGGTCAGACGCGGGCTTCGTCACCGAGGAGCGCACCCGTGGCGCCCTTGACGTTGAACGGCACCGTGTACCGACGGGACTCGTGGCCGACGCGGGCGATGAGGTGGCACTCTTCCGACCACAGCGCGGTGTGGTCGTTGGTCTGGTTGAGGACCGAGTCACGGACCACGCCGAGGTCGAGGCTCATGCCTGTGCCGCGGACGAAGGTGCCGGCCGGGTAGATGAGGAAGTCGACCGTCGTCGGCCACGCGGTCAGCGCGGTCGCGTTGCCGAACTGGCTCGTGCCGCGGACCTGCCAGTCGTCGACCCACTGGACGCGCACGTTGCGGTCGGTGAAGTAGCTGGTGATCTGCTCGTTGGACACGGCCGGGAGTTCCACCCCAGCCTTCCAAGCGAGGTCAGCGCGAAGCACTTCGCGAACCCAGGACGGCAGGACGACTTCGAGGACGTCGTCGATGCACATGCCGAACCGCTCGCGGACGTCGGTCGCGGCGAGGCCCACGCTGTTGTAGATGCGGGGTGCGGCGGAGTCGTCGACCTCGCCTCCGATGGTGATTGCGGCGGTGGAGTCGGCGACCATCTGCGCGATGAAGCGGGCGTTCATGGCGTGGTCGTGGGCCGTCATCAGCAGCCTGATCATGTGCTGCGTCGCCTCGGGGTACGCCGAGTCGGTGAGGTTGCCTGCGGTGAGGCAGATACCGAAGCACTCCAGCCGTTCCTCCGAGAAGGTGGGGCACGGCACCCGGACGCACGGCTTCGTCGGCGAGCCGGTCGCGGCGGCGATGTCGTCGGCTTCGGTCCACAGCCACGGCGCGGACGCGTTGGTGAACTCGACGGCGAACCCGCCGAACGCGATGCTGCCGACGGTGTCCGCCAGCGACGGCGATACGGGGAACTGGATGCCCCCCCTTGTGACACCGAAGGTCGGCAGGTCGATCATGCCGCTGGAGCAGGCGATGTTGAAGAAGTCGTAGCGGATCTCGCTGGGTGCGCACCAGCCGCCGCCCGCGACGAGCGCATCCTGCTTGTCCTGCGAGGTCAGGAAGTCGAACAGTTCCTTGACCTGCGCGGGGCTCGACCGGTCGTCGAGGGTGTGCTCGTGCTCGTTGCGGATGCTCGCGACGAGCTGGTAATTCGGGTTGCCGTTCGTCTCGGGCATCGACTTGGCCTTGCGGTTGACCACGTCGGTGAGGCCGCTGAGGCTGCGGACTGCGTCGCCGTGGGCGACGCCGGGGATGTCGACGGAGGCAGTGACCGCGAGGCGCTGGGTGGGGACCTTGGGCTTCGGCGCGTGCGCGGCGGTCTCGGCGAGACTGGCGGTCGCGCGGCGGGCGATCTCCTCGGGGCGGACGCTGCCCCCGCGTCGGTCGGTCATGAGTGCGGCCATGCCTGCAGTGACTCCGCGGGCTGCTGCGGCGGCGATGGCTTCGACGTCGATGGGTGCGGCCGGTGTGGTGCCGGGGGTGGTGGTGTCGCCGTGGACGCGTTCCTTGAGTGCGGCGAGTTGTTCGCCGACGCGGGTGCGCTGGAGTTCGGCGTTGGCCTGGGCGCGGACTTCGCGTACGGAGAGTTCGGCGCGGATGCGGTCGAGGTCGTCGGCGAGACGCATCGCGTACTGGAGGGTTTCGGGGTCGACGTCGTCGATGGCTTCGACGCGTTCGAACTCGGTGGCGCCTCGGGTTTCGAGGTCGGTGAGGTCGTCGTCGCTGACGAGGGTGAGGTCGGGTGGGGCGTTGAACAGTTCTTCTGCGGGCACGGCCGCCTCCACGTTCGTCGGAGGGTTGTGTTTGCGTGCCCGCTTGTTGAGTTGCGCCGGTAGCGGGCGCATCCGGCGCAACTCAAGGCGAAGGGTATCCGCTAGCACACTGTGCTGCAATGTTCAACTATATTGACCGGACCAGTGAACCTAATGGTCAGGCGCTCGGAGAGGGCGGCGGAGGGGGCGCCGGACGCCGCTTCTTATTGCAACTGCACACGCTTGCTCACCTCCCTCCCGGGTGGACGCGACGCGACAGCATCCGCATCACAATCCGTACCGCATCACGCTCGGTCTGCTCCTGCGAGCGGCCCCACGCAACCGTCGGCCGACCAGCCGCCACCAGCGCCTGCGGCTCACCCGACGCGACACGGGCCCGCATCTTCGGCACCGGGAACCCCGGCACATTCACCGCCAGCAACCCCACCAGCCGAAGCTCCCCGCCGATCCGCCGCCAGTCCCCACTGACCTGGCCCGCGGCCTGAAGCTCGTATACCTTCAACGGATCAGCGCCCGGACGGACCGCGCCCGCGACCCAGATCCCGTGCGCGTCGTTACCCACCGCGACATCGGCGACCGCAGCACCCGTGTTGTCGTAGTGCTCCGCCGCCGGAGACGCACCCATGTGCAGCGGCGCATGCCCGGTACCGACGGTGATCTGACCGACCGCCACCCGGGACCCGTCGTCGCACTTCACCTCACCCGTCCGGTAGTACGGGTGCGCGTCTTCGTGCGGCGGCTGCACACACACACCCTCCTGCCCGATGTGGCAGGAACCCCACTGCGCAGCATGCCCGTAGATCCGGCCGTCGTCCGTGATCGTGATCGGTGTCGGCAGGCTGAGCTTCGGATCAGAGAACCAGGCGGCTTGCGGTTGCCGTACTGCTGCTGAAGCAGACATGGAGCCGCCCATGCCGTAGTCGCACCCGTCTTCTTCCGCAGCTGACATCAGGCTGCCAGCGGACACGCCAAGGGCTCGAGCGAAACCCGCCAACCGGTCCTCGGGCGGGCAGTTGATGTCTCCGGCGATGATCTCATTGACGGTGCCGGTGCTGATTCCAGCCGCGTTCGCCATGTCGGCGATGATGTCGGCCCGGCTCGTGTCCTCATCCATCTTCCGTTCGATGGCGCGGTTCAGTGCTCCTGCCAGCGAAGAGCCGAATGCGTGACGAGAGTTTCCAGCGAGAGTTCCGGCCCTCATGTTCAGCTCGGGCGGCTCCCGGTCGGCGTCCCGCAGATGCCCGGCGAGGTGGTTGTAGACGCCTTGGAAGTCGGCCCGCGGGATCGTCGTGCCGCCGCGGCCACCGTTCAGGATGCCGATCCCCGTAGAGCAGGCCGTCAGGTTCGCCGCCCCCGGGCTGCCGTCCGCGCCGACCTCGTGATGAATGAACCGGGCGGCATCCTTGACGAGTTCACCGTCTTCGATGCGGTCGTCATCAATCCACGCGTACGCGTTCCGCGCGGTCGCCACCGTCATCGGCGACGGAAGACGCGCCTCGTTGGCCGGGCCGTCCCAGTCGCCTTCGGAGGTTGCGGTGTCGTGCGTGCCGACCGCGCCAAACTTCTCTGCCACTGCGGCTTCGCCGACCGGCTGCCCGCCGGCCACCACAGCGCCCTCCTCGTCGAGGAGCGCGACATAGGCTTCGGCGAACGCGGGGATGTCGACGAGGGTGGCGCCGCGGATGCGGCCGCCGTGGAAAATCATCTTCTCCGGCTGCGCGAACAGCATCTCGAGCAGGTCGCCCTCGTCGCCGTCTTCCATGCCGGCGTTGACGTCGTCGGGCCACACGAACTCGACGTCGGCGTCCGCGATGGAGTCGGCGTCGATGCTGACGCCGCGGAGGAACTCGCCCTTCAACTTGTCGTAGGCCCGTTGTCCGTTGTCGTCGGACAGGTCGAGAACCCCGGCGCCCATGATCTTGTTGTCGTCGCGCCAGATGCGGTCGATGCGGCCGACGTTGACAGCCTTGGTGCGCGCCTCCCCACCGTGGGAGTCTTCGATGTTCCACCGCAGCGGTATCGGGAGGTCGGCCCAGGTGAGCGCTCCGGGTGCGAATTCGCGGCCGTCGCCGGTGACGATGCCTTCGACGGCGAGGACGCCTTCCCATGAGGGGGTCTCGCCTGTGTAGCCGATCCTGCGGACGTCGTCTTCGTCGTCGCGCTGTGGCCGGTTGCCTTCTTCGGCGAGCAGGGTGCGGGCCTGGTCCTCGGCGTCGGTTTCGGTTGCGTGGCAGCCCATGAGTTCGTCGGTGGCTTCTTTTACGACGGCCCACGGCGTATCGGCACCGCAGTCCGGGTGGTCTTGCACGATGCTGTACGGCACGCTGCCGCCTCCTTGCTCGTGGTGTGTCGGCGGCATTGTGTCCGCGGAAGCCGCCAAGATCATTCCGGCGGCTGCTGCCTGCTCGTCTCCCTGCGGCCAGACGGTGACCAACGTGCCCCTGCAGCGGGAGCCGCCGAGGCAACCCGTGTAGCCGCCCGACGGGTAGGCGGCGCGGGCGTCGGGCAGGGTGGTGTAGCGGGTGCCGTCGATGTCGCGACATGGGGAACATGAGTTGCGGTCGAGGATCTCGCTGGCCGTGTACTCGGCAGGCGGTGCGACTGCGAGGACGGCCATGCGGCCCTCGTTCTGCGCCGCCGACATCGCCCCACCCACAGCCTCCTCAACCGCGGCCGTGGACAGCCCGGCCAGGTGCTCGTCCACCTGCTCCGCGACCTGCGCACCAGTACCCGACCCGAACAGGCGCACCGCCTGACGCACCGCCGACTGCACCAGCCCCACACCCAAAACCCGCGCCGTCGTC